TGATCGCCCGCGGCGAGATCGAAGCCCGCCGATTCGGCCCCCGACTGATCCGCGTCAACCTCGACAGCATCCTTGACTCCGCGCAGCCTCTGGCGGTGGTCGCTTGAATGAGGAAAGCCGCCCGAAGGCGGCTTCCGAGAACTCTGCTGGCGGGCGGGTTCACCTCAATTCTACCGTCGCACGCTTCCTCGCGGGTGAGATCCAACCCCACGAACTGCCGTGGCCGCTTCCCCTTGTGTGGAACGACGGTTTCCGCGCCGGCCAGGCTCGCGCGCAAGTCCGCATCGACCGTGCCGATCGTGCCGCGGACATCTACTACGACCTCGCGTTCAACGGCGACGAGGCTCGTAAGCGTCACGCCGAACTCCTCAAGCACTTCGACGTCATGCAGGCCCGCAAGGCGGTGACCGCATGACCCTTGCGTTCAATGCCGAGTGGCTGATGCAGCAGTCTTTCCCGCCCATCCGATATGCGGTCCCGGGGGTAATCCCCGAAGGGATGACGTTGCTCGTCGCTGCACCAAAGATCGGCAAGTCGTGGCTGGTGCTGGGCCTGGGCGTGGAGCTGTCCACGGGCGGGAACGCGTTCGGTGCGCTTCCAGTCGGTGCCCCCCGACCGGTGCTCTATCTGGCACTTGAGGATGGGCAACGTCGGTTGCAGGACCGCCTCATCCGTCTGAACCCTGAGCGCATCTCGCCTCTACTCGAATTCCGGGTGGAGATCCCGGAAGGGCAGGTCATCGAGACGATCACCGACTTCATGACCGCTCACGACGGCGAAGACCCGGTGGTGATCCTCGACACGCTCGGCAAGGTCATGCCCCCGGCCGGCAACGCATCCCAGTACGGACACGACTACAAGGTGCTGTCGGCGCTCAAACGGACCTGTGACGCCGTGCCTGGCTCGAGCCTCATCATCGTGCACCACACCCGTAAAGGGGTGGCAGGTGACTTCCTGGACGCCGTGAGTGGCACGCAGGGCATCGCTGGCGCCGCTGACACGGTGCTGGTGCTGAACCGAGAGCGTCATGAGGACAGGGCGACTCTGCAAGTCACCTCGCGTGATGCGCGCGAGGGTGAATACAGCGTGACCTTGACGGAGACAGGCGCGTGGGAGCTCGACGGTTCAGACCTCGCCGAGGCAGAGGAAGCAGCGCAGACTGCACGGGCAACGAGCGGGCTCGGTGATCGCATGTCCGAGGTCATCACGACTATCGGCCGATTCCCCGAAGGCATCACGCCACGGAATCTCAAGGTGCTGGTACCGGACGTGTCGAACCTCGACGAGTACCTTCGCCGTGCTGTCGACGCGAACAGGGTGATCAAGCTCTCACGCGGCCTGTATGCGCCCGTGAGAAGTGTGAGAAGTGTGAGTTTCCCCGAGGATGACGCCCTCGAAACTCACAAACTCACGGAACTCACACACTCACAGGGGGGTGAGTGATGACCGCCTTCCGCGTGTGGCTCGAGACGTGCAAGGGCTGCAACCCCTGGACCCGCGTCATCGCTCACCCGACCACGACGGAACCAATCGTGCAGGCGCTTCACGAAGACGACTGTCATGTCTGGCCTCGTCAGCAGCGTTCGGACGGGCAGGAGGTCGACCGTGCGCTCTGACAAGGGAGAGGCGGAGTACGCCGCACTGGTCGAAGCGATGGAGACCGTACGCCCCGCATGCCGGGACTACGAACTGTTCACCGCGGACCAGACCGACGACGCGCAGAAAGCGCTCGCAGCCCGGCTATGCGACGTCTGCCCGCTTAAGCGTGCCTGTAGCGCGTACGCGGAGGCATCCAAACCCACCGTGGGGATCTGGGCCGGAATCCCGTATCCCCGCCGAGGAAGGAAGACCCCGTGATGTCGATCGCCGTATGGCTGCACTGGTGGTGGCAGCGCATCTACGAATGGCACATCCGGAAGTGGGAACTGTGACCGAACAAGAACGCGTCGCCGCCATCCGCCGCGGCACCCGCAAGACCGAGCGGCGCGCGCGACGCTACGCAGCACTCATCCGCAAAGCCATCGAAGTACTCGACAACCTCGCGGAAGAACTCGAAACCGAACTGGAGAAGTCATGAACAACGTAGACCTCGAACGCCTCGCGGGCTGGGTAGCCGACTACGACCGCAACACCAAGATGCTCAACCGCATCGCCGAACTCAACAACCCCACCGCCGACGCTGCCGACGAAACCCCCGAGCACATGAAGTCGCAGCTCACCCGGGAAGACCTCAACGGCATGACACCCGAACAGATCGAAGCGGCACACGACGCCGGCGACCTCGACCAGGTACTAGGCCGCATCAACCCGGCAGACCGGGAACTGATCCACCGCGCGACCAACGGCCAACGCATCACCCACGCCGAAGCCAAACGACTCCACGAAATCGGACAGTCCGAGCTCGTCGCCAACCTCCCCACCACCAACATCACGAAGGACAACGCATGAACCTCAAGAGCCTCACCTTCTTCTCCCGCTCCGCCCGCGTCACTGAGCCCAGCGTCTCCGCCAACGTCAACCTCCTCCCCCGCGACGTGTTCAAGGGCGACAAGGAAACCCTCGCGCTCTACGACCAGTACATGAACCTCCGCACCGCGATCACCGACAACGACCGGGCAGCAGGACGCGCGAAGGTACAGGCCGAAGAAGCCAAGACCGCATACGCACGGGCAGTCCGTGAAGCACTCTCCAACGGCACCGACCCGTCCAAGGTGCAGAGCGACGTCGCACAGTACGAAGCCACCGCACAGGCACACGCGGACCTCTCCCGGCAGGCACGGTCCGGGCTCGAACGAATCTCCCGCACATTCGCGGAACGCATCGCCACCGTCGCACCTGACGTCATCCCCCGCAGCGAAGAACGACTGGGTGAAGCAGCAGACACCATGCGTCACGCGATCGGAGCACTCACCGAAGCATGGCGGGACTACTCAGCCGCATGGTCCGAACGCCGCATCCTCGGAGACATCAACCTCAACGGTGGAGCACTCGGCGGCTACGACCCCGCAGGCACCTTCCCACCCGCAGTGCGGGCCGCACTCGACACACTCACCAACCACCTCAACGACCTCGACACGCTCAAGGCAGACGAACAGCACGTACGTGAGTGGAGGGCCAAGAACGCACAGGCCGACCAGTACAACCGACGACCCGCGGTGAATGCTCACGCAGTCTGACCTCAACCGGGGTGGGTCTAACCAACCCACCCCCTGCGGGGTGCCCCAAGTCGGCCCTCTGCTCAGCACCGCCGGAGAGGTGGAAAAGATGTGGCGTTATGGCGATGGTCTGGTTTTCCGAAAGGAGGAACGATGAAGGATGCACTGATTGACGGTCTCGGGGCGCGTGGTCGGGAGTTCTGGAACGAGCAGCAGAAGCAGCTTGAGTTTGATCCGCATGAGGCGCAGGTGTTGCTCGAGGCGTGCCGAATCCTGGACACCATCGAGAGCCTGTCTGCGGCGATCGGCGCGGATGGGGTGATGGTGGTTGGCTCGCAGGGCCAGCCAGTGCTGAATGGGGCTGTCGCTGAGCTACGGCAGCAGCAGGCCGCGCTGGCGCGCCTGATCATTCAGCTCAATCTCGATGCTCCCGACGTTGCCGGCGCTGTGACGGCGAGGGCTGCTGCTGGTCGCGCGGCGGCGCAGAAGCGTTGGCGTGATCAGAAGGACCGTAGTGCCTAGGCGGCGGGCGGTCGACGGGGCCGTGGACGTTGGCAGTGCTCCCCCAGAGTTGTTTGACCGTGGCTCGAAGCACTGGAAGACGAGCGGCAGTCTGCGGTCGTGGCTGACGTACAACGGGCTGCACGGGCGGGGGCGGACGAGCGATGGAGCGGCCTGCCGTCGAGCTACAGCGATTGAAGCGTGGCTGCGTGCGAACGGGTGTGCGCATGAGAGATGGCCGCACGCGCAACTGGATTGGCACAAGGTTGCCGCCACGGGCTTGGACTTTGGGTCTTGGCAGAGCGAGGCGATGAATGAGCGATTGGCGCAAGTCGAACTGAAAGAGAGCTGAACATGGGCTGCTCCGGCCCGTAAACGCGAGCGCAACGTATTGGCAATCACGGTGGGGATGCGAACGGATGGGTGACAACTAGAGAAACCAAAGTGACGTTGATTGCGGCTGTGAACGGCTACATCACGGACATGAAGCGGGCGCAGGACGCGACCGCGAAGGTTGGGGACGAGGCGGCTAAGGCTGCGGCGAAGCTTGAGAAGCAGCATCAGGCCATGAGTGAGGTCGGCGCTGGTATCGCGGCCATTGGCGCGGTGGCGGCGGTCGCCTTCGGTCTTGCCGTTGCCCGCTTCAGCGAATTTGACGCCGCCATGTCGAACGTGCAGGCGGCGACGCAGGAGTCTGCCGAGAACATGGGCAAGCTGCGTGAGGCGGCGCTTGAGGCTGGTGCTTCGACGGTGTTCTCTGCCACTGAGGCGGCGAACGCGATCGAGGAGCTCGGTAAGGCGGGCCTGTCGACTGAGCAGATCCTTGGTGGCGGTCTGACGGGTGCTCTGGATCTTGCGGCGGCTGGTCAGCTTGAGGTTGCCGAGGCGGCGGGTATCGCAGCTATCGCGTTGAAGCAGTTCAACCTTGAGGGTGAAGACATTCCTCATGTGGCGGATCTGCTTGCGGCGGGGGCGGGTAAGGCTGTCGGTGACGTTGAGGATCTGTCGGCTGCGCTTGGTCAGGTTGGTCTGGTCGCGAACGGTGCGGGTCAGTCCATCGAGGACACCACGGGCACGCTTGCGGCGTTCGCTGACGCTGGCCTTTTGGGTTCGGATGCGGGTACGTCGTTGAAGGCTGCGCTGATCGCGTTGCAGGCGCCCACGGACAAGGCCCGGAAGGTCATGGAGGAGTACAACCTTTCCTTCTATGACACGAACGGGCAGATGCTCGCGTTCGATGAGATCGCCGGCCAGTTGGATGAGAATCTTGGTTCGCTGACGGATGAGACCCGTAACGCGGCTTTGGCTCAGATTTTCGGCAATGACGCGCTGCGTGTCGCGAATGTCCTGTATGACGAGGGTGCTGATGGCATCCGGAAGTACATCGACCAGACGAACGATTCGGGGTATGCGGCTAAGGTTGCCGCTGACCGGTTGAACAACCTGACCGGTGACGTGGAGAAGTTGGGCGGCGCGATCGACACTGCCCTCATCAAGTCTGGTTCGGGTGTCAACGATCTTCTCCGAGGCGTGACGCAGGGTGCGACGGGGATTGTCGACGCTATCGGCAGCATCCCCGAGCCTGTTCTGGGTGTCGCCACTCAGATCACGGGGATTGTTGCCGCTGTCGGACTCGTTGGTGGTGCTGCACTCCTCGCGGTGCCGAAGATCGCCCAGTTCAAGCTGGCGCTGTCCACGCTGAACATTTCGGGTGCGTCCGCGGCGCGGGGCATCGGCCTCGCGACGGGCGCTCTTGCTATCGCGGGTACGGCGTTTTCCATCTGGGCGCAGCGTCAGGCTGAGGCTACCGCTACCGCTTCGGAGTTCGAGGAGTCGCTGGACAAGACAACCGGTGCGGTCACGAACTACACGCGTGAACTGGTTGCGAAGAAGCTTGCCGAGGCGGGCGCGTTCGATGGCGCGAAGAACGCCGGCATCTCGCAGAAGGAACTGACCGACAAGATTCTTGAGGGTGGCGACGCTGTCGAGGATCTGCGGCAGAAGCTGTACGACTACGCCAACGGCAACCCGTTCGACCCGTCCATCGCCAATTCGGTCAACGCGGTCAATGACTTGTCTTCCGGCCTGGAGCGTGCCGACAAGAACCTGGAGGACCAGGCGGCTGCGGCAGACACCTCTGCTGAGAAGACGACCGATGCAGCGACCGCCTATCAGGATGCGGCAGGTAAGGCAGCAGAGCTTCAGTCGAACCTTCGGGAACTGATCGACACGATCAATGAGGCGAACGGGCTGGGTCAGGACGCGGTGAGCACGAACGCGGCGTACCAGTCGGCGCTGGCTGGGATCAGTGACGAGGTGGACCGCCAGAAGCAGGCGTTCATCGACTTGCAGAAGGACGCGTTCCAAGAAGCCAATGGCACCCTGGATGGATTCGTGGGGACGCTCGACGGTTTCGTGCTATCGCTGGATGAGACCACTGAGGCGGGGTCGGCGAATGCGGCGATGTTCGCGGATGTTGCGGATAAGGCTGAGGCTGCGGCGAAAGCGCAACTGGAAGTTGACGCGCGCACGGTCGGTGCTGACAAGGCGACGGCGATCTATCTGGACACGCTCGCGGCTCAGCGGCAGGCGTTCATCGACTCCGCAACGGAGGCCGGCTTTAATGCCGATGAGGTTCAGGCGCTCGCTGACAAGGTGTTCGCCCTGCCGGATGAGAAGGCGGTGCACCTGGTTGCTGAGACGGCGGCTGCGGCTACCACGATCGACAACTTTATGACTCGATACGGGACGCTGAAGGGTTCGATTGTGTACCGGGCGACACGTGAGGGCGCGGCCGGCGACGGTACTGCGGGTGGGTTCGCGGGCGGTGGTGAGATCCCCGGCACCCCGTCACGCAAGGACAACGTTCTGATCCATGCGGCTACCGGTGAGTTCGTTGTCAAGACTGAGGCGGCTCAGCGGAACCTGGCGTTGCTGCATTACATCAACAGTGGTGGTCGTATCCGTGGGTATGCGGATGGTGGTGAGGTTCAGCCTCAGTACGCACCCAGTGTGCCCCGGTGGGCTTCCGGTGGTGGGCGTGGCGGCGCAAGCGTCGACATCACGCAGAACATCTATCCGCAGCCGGGGATGAGTGAAGAGCAAATCGGACGCGCTGCGGCGGCGAAGATGAACTTCGAGCTGAGGGGAGCCTGATGAGCGGGATTCAAGGAAGGATGACGACCATGACCGATGAACTCTTCGCGATCAACGAGGACGCCGCTGACCAAGAGGCGAAGGCCATCGCGGCTCGGATCCTCTCCGACGATGATCCCGCCGGGGAACTTCGCCGCATCCTCCAGCAGACACAGTCCGTCGCGTATGCGGAGGTGATCGCTGGACGCGCAGCCGAGATCGTCGCCAAGTATCTGCTCAGCGATCAGATGACGCTGACGATCGTCCCTGTCCCCGCCGGCCGGTTGGCGAAATTCCTCCATCGCGCACGCATGGAGTTCGCGCTCTTCACGCCGCGGCCTTAGTAAGACCGAAGCCGCCCGTCCCCGTCTCCGGAGGCGGGCGGCTTCATCATCTCCGGCTACCCCAGTCTGCGATAGGTCCCCCGCCCGGCCCGTGTGAGGCGAGGTGTGCCATGTGGACGCGATAACACGCTTCCCGGAGAGTCGCGGACCATCCGATGACTTCACCGCGGGAGATCGCCTTGTAGCGCGTCTCGGTGCCGTTCATCACGCGCCGAAGCTCAACGGTCCCGTACTCGCGTCCGTCCGGTGCGACCATCCGCCAGACCCCGGTAGGGCCTTCGATCGCAGCCATGATCGGGTGCCACTTGTCCACAAGCCGGGATCCTTCCTCCGGCCGAGAGTGACTACCGTAGCTGGCATGCCCGACGTCATCGACGACAGCGCACAACCTCACTGTCCCAAGTGTGGCACCGTGCTCCGCGACCATCTAGGCGGCTACCGGTGCGAGAGTTGCGACCTGTTCTTCCTGGCTCATCAGACCTGACTGATTGCACGTACGTTGCACGATGGATGCACGGCCAGATCTAAAACGACGAAACCCCCGGCTCGCTTTCCGCGAATTACCGGGGGTTTCTTTATGGTGCACCCCCTGGGACTTGAACCCAGAACCCACTGATTAAGAGTCAGTGTCGTGCAACATCGCACGGTGCGCGGAATCATGCGGCTCGCCATTGATTTCTAGGGGTTGACAGGAGTGGGACCTACTGATTTAGTTGGCACAAGAGCGCACGAGATTGCACGTTACGTTGCACGTTCGTTGCACGACCGGAAGGAATCGCCATGAGCGAGAAGCAATGGGGTGCGATCCGCAGGCTTCCCAGCGGTCGATACCAGGCAAGCTACGTCGGCCCAGATGGGGTGCGCTACGCGGCCCCTCAGACCTTCAGCGACGATGTGCGCAACCCCGGTGGGCTCAAGCCGAGGACCGGGCGTGACAAGGCTCAGGAGTGGCTACGTGCACGGCGATCCGACATCGAGCGTGGCGCGTGGACTTCCCCGCGGGTGCTCGAGGCCGAAGCGGCGGCGGCAGCGAAGAAGGCTGAGTCGGAGCGGTTCGGGCTGTATGCCGAGACGTGGGTTTCGCAACGGGTATCGGGCAAAGGGTTACCGCTTCGCCCCAAGACGCGGGCGGAGTACGAGCGGCAGCTTCGTGGTGGGTTGTCGAGATTCAAGGGTGACCTACTCACCGAGATCACGCCGGCACGGGTTCGTACCTGGCATGCCGAGCGCATGACGTCTGGCAAGACTGCGGCGGGCGCCGAGGCTCGGTTACTCCGGGCAATCCTGAATACGGCACTCGTGGACGGACTCATCACGTCCAACCCCGTGCCTAGCAACCTGACTCGCACGCAGACAGGCAAGAAGCATCGCGCACCAACCATCGATGAGTTGAATGTGATCCTCGACGAGATCGGCCCTTTCTTCCGCCTGGCGATCCTCCTGGCGGCGTATGGCGGGCTCAGGATTGGCGAGTGGCGCGCACTGCGTAGGCGAGATCTCACGTTCTCAGACGGGCGCGTGCTGGTTGACGTTGAGCGGGCCGCGCAGTACATCCCGCGCATCGGCTGGGTTGTCGGCAAGCCGAAGTCGGACGAAGGTGTGCGCATCGTGCCGTTGCCGAGGGGCCTAACTGGCGATGTCGAGACGCACCTTCAAGAGTTCGTTGGTCCGTTCCCCGATGACCTGATCTTCCCCCCGGTGAAGAGTGGTGCATTCCTCCACGATCGGCAGTTCAATCGCCACTGGAATCGTGCTCGCGACGCGGCGGGTATCCGTACGGTCGTGCGTGAACATGACCTGCGCGGGTTCGCTGGAACGACATTCGCGCAGTCCGGGGCGACTATGCGGGAGACCATGGCATTTCTTGGCCACTCGACGACAGCCGCTGCAATGGCGTACCAGGCGACAACCGGCCGCGAGGCTGAGCTGACTGACCGGATGCCCTTGCCGATCGCTAAGCCAAAGCTTGCAAGACACAGCAAGTGATCTTGCACGAGGCGACTCAGACTGAGTCCGCCTGAACAGAAAAGCGCCCCCGCCGTGCGCGAACACGACGAGGGCCAGACACCGAAGGTATGAGCAACGATGTCCAACAACAACAGTACTGAGGCTGCGCCCAGGTCGACTGATACGTCGCCGTGGTGGATCGACCCTCGAGCCGCACGCTTGCTGCACCGCGCAGCCGCGGACGGCGCAGTGATCCAGACCGAGGCCGAATACCTGGCCGGCTTCCCCGACTCCGAACGATCCGAAGACGAGTGGTGGCTGGACGTGAACTTTGGCTCGGCGGCGTGGGCTCGCGTGCGGTACACAACCGAGGCTGGGTTCTGGCTGCTCGAGGTCGACACCATGTCAGCACCGTTGGCGAGCAACGCTGCGACTGTCGACGACCACCTCGCCGCGTCTACCGCAGTCGCTCGCGCGGCGAACCTGTGCCGCGACCTGAACAAGCTGGTCAAGCGCGATCAGCAGTTGCACGCCACCGTCGCCGACGAGGTGGTCGCGTTGATGGGCGACTGGGGCATGGGACACCTCGAGATGGCCGCAGCACTGAGCATCACTCACGGAGTGCTGATGTCGAAGCTGTCCGGTGGGACGAGCTGGAGCCCGGTAGACCTCGCACGCTTGCACCACACTTTCGGCGACGAAGCCATGGATCGCCTCTACGCCGCGCTGGTGCCGTAGCGACAGACCGTGCGGAAGTGCTGGGCTGCGCCTCTCAGCACTTTCGCAGGTTTGTTCTTTGCAGAAAGTCCCCCTGCGGCGTTCTGCCCTGTTAATGTGTAACTAAGCCACTTAGGCCCACTCGCTAAGCGAGGTCTCACATGAGGCAGGCGTGATGCCTGGACTCCCTCGAGATCATCGCTAACGACACTACCGACGTGATGTTGGTGGGCGTGATGCCCAGTCGAGCGGAACCGAACTCCCTATGAGTCGGTTCTTCTTGCTGGGCCTTTCCTATTTCTAGGAGAGAACGCCATGTGGGTACCCATCCCCCAAGCCGCTGAGCATTTCGCGCTGAGTGACGACACGGTTCGTCGCATGATCGCCCGCGGCGAGATCGAAGCCCGCCGATTCGGCCCCCGACTGATCCGCGTCAACCTCGACAGCATCCTTGACTCCGCGCAGCCTCTGGCGGTGGTCGCTTGAATGAGGAAAGCCGCCCGAAGGCGGCTTCCGAGAACTCTGCTGGCGGGCGGGTTCACCTCAATTCTACCGTCGCACGCTTCCTCGCGGGTGAGATCCAACCCCACGAACTGCCGTGGCCGCTTCCCCTTGTGTGGAACGACGGTTTCCGCGCCGGCCAGGCTCGCGCGCAAGTCCGCATCGACCGTGCCGATCGTGCCGCGGACATCTACTACGACCTCGCGTTCAACGGCGACGAGGCTCGTAAGCGTCACGCCGAACTCCTCAAGCACTTCGACGTCATGCAGGCCCGCAAGGCGGTGACCGCATGACCCTTGCGTTCAATGCCGAGTGGCTGATGCAGCAGTCTTTCCCGCCCATCCGATATGCGGTCCCGGGGGTAATCCCCGAAGGGATGACGTTGCTCGTCGCTGCACCAAAGATCGGCAAGTCGTGGCTGGTGCTGGGCCTGGGCGTGGAGCTGTCCACGGGCGGGAACGCGTTCGGTGCGCTTCCAGTCGGTGCCCCCCGACCGGTGCTCTATCTGGCACTTGAGGATGGGCAACGTCGGTTGCAGGACCGCCTCATCCGTCTGAACCCTGAGCGCATCTCGCCTCTACTCGAATTCCGGGTGGAGATCCCGGAAGGGCAGGTCATCGAGACGATCACCGACTTCATGACCGCTCACGACGGCGAAGACCCGGTGGTGATCCTCGACACGCTCGGCAAGGTCATGCCCCCGGCCGGCAACGCATCCCAGTACGGACACGACTACAAGGTGCTGTCGGCGCTCAAACGGACCTGTGACGCCGTGCCTGGCTCGAGCCTCATCATCGTGCACCACACCCGTAAAGGGGTGGCAGGTGACTTCCTGGACGCCGTGAGTGGCACGCAGGGCATCGCTGGCGCCGCTGACACGGTGCTGGTGCTGAACCGAGAGCGTCATGAGGACAGGGCGACTCTGCAAGTCACCTCGCGTGATGCGCGCGAGGGTGAATACAGCGTGACCTTGACGGAGACAGGCGCGTGGGAGCTCGACGGTTCAGACCTCGCCGAGGCAGAGGAAGCAGCGCAGACTGCACGGGCAACGAGCGGGCTCGGTGATCGCATGTCCGAGGTCATCACGACTATCGGCCGATTCCCCGAAGGCATCACGCCACGGAATCTCAAGGTGCTGGTACCGGACGTGTCGAACCTCGACGAGTACCTTCGCCGTGCTGTCGACGCGAACAGGGTGATCAAGCTCTCACGCGGCCTGTATGCGCCCGTGAGAAGTGTGAGAAGTGTGAGTTTCCCCGAGGATGACGCCCTCGAAACTCACAAACTCACGGAACTCACACACTCACAGGGGGGTGAGTGATGACCGCCTTCCGCGTGTGGCTCGAGACGTGCAAGGGCTGCAACCCCTGGACCCGCGTCATCGCTCACCCGACCACGACGGAACCAATCGTGCAGGCGCTTCACGAAGACGACTGTCATGTCTGGCCTCGTCAGCAGCGTTCGGACGGGCAGGAGGTCGACCGTGCGCTCTGACAAGGGAGAGGCGGAGTACGCCGCACTGGTCGAAGCGATGGAGACCGTACGCCCCGCATGCCGGGACTACGAACTGTTCACCGCGGACCAGACCGACGACGCGCAGAAAGCGCTCGCAGCCCGGCTATGCGACGTCTGCCCGCTTAAGCGTGCCTGTAGCGCGTACGCGGAGGCATCCAAACCCACCGTGGGGATCTGGGCCGGAATCCCGTATCCCCGCCGAGGAAGGAAGACCCCGTGATGTCGATCGCCGTATGGCTGCACTGGTGGTGGCAGCGCATCTACGAATGGCACATCCGGAAGTGGGAACTGTGACCGAACAAGAACGCGTCGCCGCCATCCGCCGCGGCACCCGCAAGACCGAGCGGCGCGCGCGACGCTACGCAGCACTCATCCGCAAAGCCATCGAAGTACTCGACAACCTCGCGGAAGAACTCGAAACCGAACTGGAGAAGTCATGAACAACGTAGACCTCGAACGCCTCGCGGGCTGGGTAGCCGACTACGACCGCAACACCAAGATGCTCAACCGCATCGCCGAACTCAACAACCCCACCGCCGACGCTGCCGACGAAACCCCCGAGCACATGAAGTCGCAGCTCACCCGGGAAGACCTCAACGGCATGACACCCGAACAGATCGAAGCGGCACACGACGCCGGCGACCTCGACCAGGTACTAGGCCGCATCAACCCGGCAGACCGGGAACTGATCCACCGCGCGACCAACGGCCAACGCATCACCCACGCCGAAGCCAAACGACTCCACGAAATCGGACAGTCCGAGCTCGTCGCCAACCTCCCCACCACCAACATCACGAAGGACAACGCATGAACCTCAAGAGCCTCACCTTCTTCTCCCGCTCCGCCCGCGTCACTGAGCCCAGCGTCTCCGCCAACGTCAACCTCCTCCCCCGCGACGTGTTCAAGGGCGACAAGGAAACCCTCGCGCTCTACGACCAGTACATGAACCTCCGCACCGCGATCACCGACAACGACCGGGCAGCAGGACGCGCGAAGGTACAGGCCGAAGAAGCCAAGACCGCATACGCACGGGCAGTCCGTGAAGCACTCTCCAACGGCACCGACCCGTCCAAGGTGCAGAGCGACGTCGCACAGTACGAAGCCACCGCACAGGCACACGCGGACCTCTCCCGGCAGGCACGGTCCGGGCTCGAACGAATCTCCCGCACATTCGCGGAACGCATCGCCACCGTCGCACCTGACGTCATCCCCCGCAGCGAAGAACGACTGGGTGAAGCAGCAGACACCATGCGTCACGCGATCGGAGCACTCACCGAAGCATGGCGGGACTACTCAGCCGCATGGTCCGAACGCCGCATCCTCGGAGACATCAACCTCAACGGTGGAGCACTCGGCGGCTACGACCCCGCAGGCACCTTCCCACCCGCAGTGCGGGCCGCACTCGACACACTCACCAACCACCTCAACGACCTCGACACGCTCAAGGCAGACGAACAGCACGTACGTGAGTGGAGGGCCAAGAACGCACAGGCCGACCAGTACAACCGACGACCCGCGGTGAATGCTCACGCAGTCTGACCTCAACCGGGGTGGGTCTAACCAACCCACCCCCTGCGGGGTGCCCCAAGTCGGCCCTCTGCTCAGCACCGCCGGAGAGGTGGAAAAGATGTGGCGTTATGGCGATGGTCTGGTTTTCCGAAAGGAGGAACGATGAAGGATGCACTGATTGACGGTCTCGGGGCGCGTGGTCGGGAGTTCTGGAACGAGCAGCAGAAGCAGCTTGAGTTTGATCCGCATGAGGCGCAGGTGTTGCTCGAGGCGTGCCGAATCCTGGACACCATCGAGAGCCTGTCTGCGGCGATCGGCGCGGATGGGGTGATGGTGGTTGGCTCGCAGGGCCAGCCAGTGCTGAATGGGGCTGTCGCTGAGCTACGGCAGCAGCAGGCCGCGCTGGCGCGCCTGATCATTCAGCTCAATCTCGATGCTCCCGACGTTGCCGGCGCTGTGACGGCGAGGGCTGCTGCTGGTCGCGCGGCGGCGCAGAAGCGTTGGCGTGATCAGAAGGACCGTAGTGCCTAGGCGGCGGGCGGTCGACGGGGCCGTGGACGTTGGCAGTGCTCCCCCAGAGTTGTTTGACCGTGGCTCGAAGCACTGGAAGACGAGCGGCAGTCTGCGGTCGTGGCTGACGTACAACGGGCTGCACGGGCGGGGGCGGACGAGCGATGGAGCGGCCTGCCGTCGAGCTACAGCGATTGAAGCGTGGCTGCGTGCGAACGGGTGTGCGCATGAGAGATGGCCGCACGCGCAACTGGATTGGCACAAGGTTGCCGCCACGGGCTTGGACTTTGGGTCTTGGCAGAGCGAGGCGATGAATGAGCGATTGGCGCAAGTCGAACTGAAAGAGAGCTGAACATGGGCTGCTCCGGCCCGTAAACGCGAGCGCAACGTATTGGCAATCACGGTGGGGATGCGAACGGATGGGTGACAACTAGAGAAACCAAAGTGACGTTGATTGCGGCTGTGAACGGCTACATCACGGACATGAAGCGGGCGCAGGACGCGACCGCGAAGGTTGGGGACGAGGCGGCTAAGGCTGCGGCGAAGCTTGAGAAGCAGCATCAGGCCATGAGTGAGGTCGGCGCTGGTATCGCGGCCATTGGCGCGGTGGCGGCGGTCGCCTTCGGTCTTGCCGTTGCCCGCTTCAGCGAATTTGACGCCGCCATGTCGAACGTGCAGGCGGCGACGCAGGAGTCTGCCGAGAACATGGGCAAGCTGCGTGAGGCGGCGCTTGAGGCTGGTGCTTCGACGGTGTTCTCTGCCACTGAGGCGGCGAACGCGATCGAGGAGCTCGGTAAGGCGGGCCTGTCGACTGAGCAGATCCTTGGTGGCGGTCTGACGGGTGCTCTGGATCTTGCGGCGGCTGGTCAGCTTGAGGTTGCCGAGGCGGCGGGTATCGCAGCTATCGCGTTGAAGCAGTTCAACCTTGAGGGTGAAGACATTCCTCATGTGGCGGATCTGCTTGCGGCGGGGGCGGGTAAGGCTGTCGGTGACGTTGAGGATCTGTCGGCTGCGCTTGGTCAGGTTGGTCTTGTCGCGAATGGTGCAGGGCAGTCCATTGAGGACACCACTGGCACGCTTGCGGCGTTCGCTGATGCGGGTCTGCTGGGTTCGGATGCGGGTACGTCGCTGAAGGCTGCGATCATCGCGCTCCAGGCGCCCACGGACAAGGCCCGCGGGATCATGGAGGAGTACAACCTTTCTTTCTATGACACCAACGGGCAGATGCTCGCGTTCGATGAGATCGCCGGCCAGTTGGACGAGAACCTGGGTTCACTGACCGATGAGACCCGCAACGCGGCTCTGGCCCAGATTTTCGGCAATGACGCTCTCCGTGTCGCGAACGTGCTGTATGACGAGGGTGCTGATGGCATCCGAAAGTACATCGACCAGACGAACGACTCGGGGTATGCGGCGAAGGTCGCGGCCGACCGGCTGAACAACCTCACGGGCGATGTGGAGAAGCTAGGCGGGGCGATCGACACCGCGCTCATCAAGTCCGGGTCTGGTGTCAACGACCTTCTCCGCGGGGTCACGCAGGGCGCGACGGGCATTGTCGACGCGATCGGCAGCATCCCGGAGCCTGTTCTCGGCGTCGGTACTCAGATCGCGGGAGTAGTGGCGACGGTCGGCCTTGTGGGTGGTGCGGCACTCCTCGCGGTTCCGAAGATCGCGCAGTTCAAGCTGGCCCTATCCACCCTGAACATTTCGGGTGCGTCTGCCGCTCGGGGTATCGGTCTGGCGACTGGTGCGCTGGCGCTTGCGGGTACTGCGTTCTCGATTTGGGCGTCACGGCAGGCCGAGGCGACGGCGACGGCTGCGGAGTTTGAGGCGTCGCTGGATCAGACGACGGGTGCGGTCACTGACTACACGCGGGAGCTGGTTGCGAAGAAGCTTGCTGAGGCGGGCGCGTTCGACGGCGCGAAGAACGCTGGCATCTCGCAGAAGGAACTCACCGACAAGATTCTTGAGGGCGGCGACGCTGTCGAGGATCTGCGGCAGAAGCTCTACGACTACGCCAATGGGAACCCGTTTGACCCGGCGATTGCTAACTCGGTGAACGCGGTCAACGACCTATCGGGTGGACTGGAGCGTGCCGACAAGAACCTCGAGGATCAGGCTGCTTCGGCAGACACCTCTGCTGAGAAGACGACCGATGCAGCGACCGCCTATAAGGATGCGGCAGATAAGGCTGAGGAGCTTCAGTCGAACCTGAGGGAGCTCATCGACACGATCAATGAGGCGAACGGGATCGGCCAGGACGCTGTCAGCACGAACGCGGCGTACCAGTCGGCGCTTGCTGGGATCAGTGATGAGGTGGACCGTCAGAAGGAAGCGTTCATCGACTTGCAGAAGAAGGCGTTCCTGGATGCTAACGGCACCCTGGATGGTTTCGTTGGGACGCTGGACGGTTTCGTTCTGACGTTGGATCAGACCACTGAGGCCGGGTCGGCGAACGCGGCGATGCTCGCGGATGTGGCGAGTAAGGCGCAGGATGCCGCCCTGGCACAGTTCGAGGTTGATTCGGCCACCCTGGGTGCTGACGCGGCGACTGCCATCTACCTCGACACTCTCGCGAAGCAGCGGCAAGCCTTCATCGACTCCGCCACAGAGGCCGGGTACAACGCCGAAGAGGTTCAGGCGCTTGCCGACTTGGTGTTCGCGTTGCCCGATGAGAAGGAAATGAAGGTAATCGCCGACACGGCGACGGCGGCTACAACGATCGACGACTTTATGACCCGTTACGGCACGCTCAAGGGTTCGATTGTGTACCGGGCGACTCGTGAGGGTGCGGCTGGTGACGGTACCGCTGGTGGTTTCGCTGATGGTGGAGAGATCCCGGGACGTCCGTCGCGTAAGGACAACGTGCTGATCCATGCGGCTACGGGTGAGTTCGTTGTCAACACGGAGGCGGCTCAGCGGAACAAGGCGCTGCTGCACTACATCAACAGTGGTGGTCGCATCCGTGGGTATGCGGATGGTGGTGAGGTTCAGCCTCAGTACGCCGCTCCGATGCCCCGGTGGGCGTCCGGTGGTGGCGGTGGTGGGGCGAGTGTCAACGTCACGCAGAACATTGCCCCGCCGCCGAATGTCGACCCGATTCTGATTGGGCGGGCTGCGGCTCACACCCTCGAGTTCGAGCTCCGGAGGAGTGCCTGATGGCGAACATTGAGGCGACGCTCGGCGGGTTGACGTTTGTTGGGCATGAGGGTCCGGCGACGTACACGATTGCGGCGGATGGGCTGAAGGGATGGTTCGTGGGTGGCACGTCGATGCGACGTGAGTATGTTGACCGCCCCAACCAGCCCGGCCAGTTCTCCACCCCCGGGTATCTGTCTGGGCGGCTTGTGGAGATCACTGGGAAGGTTCTGGTGGATGACGACCCGGTGGCATTTGAGGACGCGTTGGATGCGTTGGATGCGCTGCTCGAGGACGGTGGTTCGGACACTCTGACGGTGACGACTCCGAAGGGTGCGAAGACGGCAACGGTGTTCCGGTATGGGGAGCCGCAGTTGCGGATTCTTGTGTACGGGTCGGTTGCTGAATATCAGATCCAGTTGTGGGCGCCTGACCCGGAGAAGGTGGTTGTTCCGTGACTTGGTCGTACTGGTTCTGTGACACGCTCACCGGGGAGAAGCAGCTTGAGGTT